CCGACTTTGTTTTCTACACCATTCTTAAAGAGTACAATGACGCCGCCCATCATACCCTCATACTTGCCTTTACCTTCGTAGACATCATGGATCAAGCCATCGAAGGTTAATAGCGGTTTCATTTTCATCCAACGATACGAACGATTACCAACATATTCATAATCATATGGAGTGATGACTGCACCTTCATATCCTTGTCGACGACATAGCCTGTAGAATTCTTTAACTTCACTTAAGTCTTGAAGCATTTGTCGCTTAATTTTGTGGATATCAGGACCAATAAAATGCAGATCATCCATCATAGTAAGCCGTTGAATAAAAGGTTCATTGATTGTCGGCAAGTCAATCATCTTAAACTGGGCGTCAGGTGTAGGATCATCACTTCGTATCCATCCAGAGCTTACTTGAAATGAAACTCCTGGAACAATTAACTCACCATCAATGTCTTGAGTTATATCTGCCAACTGTTCTTTTAAATGATCGAGCCCCATATATTCATGGCCATTACGGGAATAAAATTTACCTCGTTTGTATGTACCACGAACACCATCAATTTTTGGTGATCCCCAACATGGATAACTAAGGTGATGTTCTTCAAATAGTTTTGCAAGCATTACATCATGTGTGGGTACTAAGCCCGGTAATGCCTTATTAATGGTCTTAATACCCATACCCATACGAAGATCACCTTTGAGGATCCGTCTAAACAACTCAGCCGAAGATTGAGTCATTTCTTTGGTATGCATGTTCACGACATTTTGAGCTTCATAGCCCGTCAGTTCTCGCTTAGACAGCTTATCTAAGATAAGCCATGTTACACTGCTGAATTGATCTTCACCTTTACCAGCTGCACACTTGGTCAGATAGTATTTGGTGAATGGATCATATGCGGCAAGCACATATTTACTTGCCGCGGGGTTCATGTTTAGGGCACTGATTTTAGAATACCCACTCATTGTTCCAATGGCATCAAATAATGCCAGAGCTTTATCACTGTTCATTGGCTCCATTTTGCATGTCCTCCTTTACCATTTTAATTAGTGTATCTACCTTTTCCTTTGAATCTATGATTGCCACATTATTACCAAGGATATTCAAGAACTTCAGAACTTTGAGCTGCAATGGAGTTGGGTGTTTACCTGGAGCTTTACACTCAACAAAAACTATCTGACCACCTGGGAAGCAACATATGCGATCAGGTACAGCTCTGTTTGCCGGACTGGAAAATTTATAAGCTTTGCCTCCCAGCCTTTCCACTTGCCTGCAAAGGTACTGTTCAATATCTTTTTCAAGCAACTTGCGATGGGCTCTTGTCTTTGTTTTCATCAATGTCCTCCAAAAAGTTTAAAATTGTTATGGCCATTTGATAAAGGTTATTTTTGCCATAAATATGAATATGTGCAGGCGGTTCATATCCAAATCCCTCATCCATTGTAGAAGGTGAAAAGATTTCAAAAGTTACTTGTGTTTCTCTCATTGCTGGAGCTTGAACCTCTTTTAACCTAGCTACTTGATGTTCCAAATTAAATACTTTGAATTTCATTTTACCTCCTTTCTACATTTTTCTGTAGCGTTCCTCAATTACACCTTCAGTTGCTAAAGGCAGACCAGCTGCCCATGGGGGCATGGTACACATATGAATACTGACACCGTTTAATGTAGTTTCACCACAATGCTCATCAACCTCAAGAATAACTTCATCATGAACTGAAGCTATGATTTTGAAGCCAGCTTTGTCAAGATTAAGCTTTCCTTCAGCCATGACATCTCTTGACAATGCCTGGATGATATTCTCAACAAAACGTCCAGGAATAATCTTTAATCGCTGCCACTTTTTAGAATATGGATTGATACCCATAGCAGTTACTTCAGGACCATAGTCACCTTCTCTGATCTCAGGTTTGTTATAATAAAGATTACGACCTGAGGGGATTGTTAATTGTAACCATGGAGTTTTATTCCTGTCTTTCACTAACTTGAATTGGCATTTAGGTACATCAAATGCAACACCAGGATGTGTAATAGCATTAATTGCTGCTGACCTACACTGATACCAAAAAGAAACAACAAGGTTATACCTAGCTCTCCAGGCATTTACACCCTCTTGAGCGACAGCATCAGAAACTGGGGTACCGTAACCTTCCATATATTTTACAAATCCTCGCCAACCTAGGCCATAGCCACAACCAAGAACTAATTGCTTGCCCATATATCTCTCTTGATCGGTGATTTCATCATAAGGCTTCTTTAGAAGGTATGCTGCCATGTCTTTATACTGATCAAGACCTTCGCGAAATAGTTTAAGAGTCGGCAAATCATCGACTGTCCAAGCTAAACCGCGGTTTTCAATACCAGTATAATCAATGAAGAGAAGTAACTTTCCTTTTGGTGCACGAATCATTCCTCGGATTATTGACTTAGCAGCATTGATAGGATCTTTTTCAATAATCTCATAGTTCAGGAATTGATCAATGATTGGCTGTGCATCAACAACTTTTGATCGCGGCAGATTATGTAGTTGAAAACCAAGGCCACCCCATCTGCCAGTTGATGCGGCATAATAACGTAGATTGTCATAGATACGTTTATCATGGCACATCTCAATCAGCTTTAGATACTTTGCAGTTGAGGACCTACCCAATTCCTGACGAAGCTGGAGCACAGTCTTTTGATTCTCAGTAAGGTCTACTCGCTTCAGAAGTTTCTCAACTGTGGCTGCTTGAAGATTAGGTACAACCATTCCTTGGTTACGAAGCCAATCAACAATTCGTTTATTTTGTGTAGCTTTTGTTACCTTATTATTAGTGAGACTTGGCAGCAACTGATTCATATCTTCTTTGTAAATTTCAGTTAGTTTATAAATGGCTTTAGCTGCCTGGATGTCAACCGGTACGCCATTATCATTTATCTTTACAGTTAGCTCCCAGATCTTTTGTTCTTTATCTGAAAGCTTAGATGCGGGTAGAGCATTCAACAGCTCATGCATGGAATTAACATCATCTTTACAGTACTGATAGAATTCCATGAGATCTTCATGTGTATAGGTAAATGGTGGTGTACAAATCTTTTTGATGAGGGCTTTACCGCGGGGATTTTTCTTGAGTTTTAAGTCAAGGTCATTACCTGCATCAGCTAATGACTGATGAAATGTAAAACGACCACAAATGGCCATTACATCAATCCAAAAAGAATGATGTATTCGTGGGAAATTGTATTTAGGACCTAATGTATTCCACACAGCTATATCAAATTGTGCATTGTGAGCATAAAATTTATGTATAGAATAATCAGTAACAAAGTCAGGCAATGAATCACCTGGTTTCCACAATTCTGTTGGCTGATCATCTATTTTATATGCCATGCAGATTATATCTGCTTCTCTGCCTGCAAGATAATTTTTACGGCCGTGTTTTATTAGGTCGACATCAGAACGAGTTTCAAAGTCGATACCTATTAAACTCAAAGTGAGACCTCCTTATGGTGAGGGACCCCGAGGGGTCCCTCGTTTAGACTATTCTAGTTCAGCACCAGAAACGTCTGTGTTAGTTGCAGGATCAGCTGCTGCAACCGCATCCTCAACTTCCTCGTCAGTATACTGACTGAAGGCATCTTCAGCTTTTTGCCGACCGTCAAGACGTTCACCGTCATTGACTTTCATAAGGTTATTGAGACCACACCCGACGCCACGATTGCCTGCCTGATTATATGGGAAGAAATTCACGTCCGCTCTTCCATAGCAGCCAGAGTAAAAATCATCGGGATCGAAAATGGGGACAGGAGGTCCACCTTTTTGTGCTTGCACAACACCCGGTTTATTTTTTGATGTGGCATTCACAAAGAAGTGACCCTTGTATTCGGCACCACGATTGCCGGCTTCAAACTCCTCATCTCCGTCACGGATAGGCAGCCGAAGCATTTTAATCTGTGCCTGGGTGAATTTGTTGTTTTCGATACCTTTCTGAACTGCGGCATTGATGGCGGCCTGGATCTGTTTAATACCGGCTTCATCCTCTTTTGGTATAAGCATGGATACCGAATATTTCAGATCGCCAGAAGGTGTGGGTTTAGGTTCGAATGCGTTGAGATAGGAAAATCTTACAACAGTTGTTATCATGTTTGACTCCTTATTCGTTTTGCAATGTTTCAGCAATTTTGAGTTTGACATATTTTCGCAGGCCATTAACAGACTTGTCGACTTCTTCCAACAAATCGGAGCTGTCTTCAACATCTTTTTCAATGGCGACATCTAGTCTACAGGATTCGAATGGTGCAGATTGTACAGTGCGGCCATACGATATCCTTACTCGTCGTTTTGGCATTCAGTATCACCTCCTTTCAAACTATAGCCATTGTCTAACCGTCTATAGTTGTTTCTAATTACCTCATGGAATTTGATTTCAATGTCTTCTGAGGTAATATGTAGCTCTTCGCAGATGGATACCAAAAAGAAAATAATGTCAACAACCTCACGAACAGCATTATCCTTATCAAATGGCTGATCTGCTATATCTCTCCACGGTTTCCATGGAGTGCTGTCGACAAGTTCAGCAAGTTCCATCATCAGTGCAAGAGCACTATTCCTCATAGACTGCATTCTCTGAGGCATTGTATCAAATGGTCTATTATGACCAAGATGTTTGTGATAATCTTCAATCAATCGAAACATAGTTCTAATCTTCATTGTAATGCACCCACTCTCCTTTCCACATATCTTTAGCATATGTATGTCTGTGTTCATTTAGGAAAACAATCCTGCGACAACTTGTGTTCATTATGATGCGGATACATGAAACACAAGGACTGAGAGTCAGATAAATAGTATGTATCTGCTCCGGGACTCGACACTGTAATAAAGCATTTTGTTCTGCATGAGCAGAAGGACATTTGTTAGGATCACCATGTATTTCTTTCATACAATATCCAAAGTCAATACAGTGCTCAACTCCCCGAGGAGATCCATTATAACCTGTAGCTATTATTTCATTCTTGTCATTGACAATGACACAGCCAACCTGTTTATCCAAACAAGTTGAACGCTGTGCCATAGCCAATGCAACCCGTAAATACGCTTTATCTGCTGAAATTCGGGATACAACCATCGATACACTCCTGTGCTTTCATTTTACCTTGGGTACATCCACCAAGAACTTCACAGTCAGGGCCAACAAGATCAAAGAGTTCAGGTAACCACAGCATACAAATATTGTGGAGCTTTAATGCAAAGTAGTACATTTCACTAACATTACGTTTACACAGGCGTTGATTGAAAAAGTTGATAAGCGACCTAGCATTTACTGTCCATAAAAGATTAACTGCTTTAGCATTGGGCAGAACTTGTCGAGCTTCTTCTTTTGGTATACCAACACTAACCAAGTAGCGATACATTTCATCACAGTTTTCCAAGAAATCAACAACACCTTCCATGGAAAGAGTTTCCGGATCAAGGACATTTGGGAATACATCATATGTTGTATAATGTTGGCTAGCGGATGTAAATGAACCCATACGATGACGAGTGATCTGTGCCAAGAAAGACCTGGAAACATTCTCAATCAAGAAGGTGGCATAGCAATGTTCAAATGGTGAAGTATGGTTAGCCTCAAACAAATAGCGAATTAAACCAGATGCATCATACTCATTTGCATCTTTAGGTAATTCTTTTTTCTGTGTGAGACTGCAGGCATACAATATCATTCTATGCGGGTTAATTGTTTCCTGCATTATTGTGATTTTAAGATCATTGTAGGTTTTCATTTTATTATTCATCGAGTTTGCCCTCCAAGTATTCCCAATAGTAACTGGCATAATTAATTAGATCTATTAGGCTGTCCTTAATGGATTCATTCTTAGGGAATGCTTCAGTAGCAACCAGGTTAACAAGCCGTTGAGATTTGACATGAATCATTTGGACAAAGGATTTATCGCCGAAAGGAAAGTAAGGTTTGATACCACCATAGTCTCTTTTCTTATGACGGATTTTTTCAGCTTCAAAAAACGCTGGCGATAGATTAATTTCACGGGGATCGTTTTTCAACGTTTCGCTCATAGTTACCTCCAGATAATAAAAAAGGGCTACGCCGTAGCGTAGCCCTGGGTTTGAGTGAGGGGCCTATTGAAGTTCATCCTCGGCTTCGACTTCGTCTTCGCCTTCGTCAGACTCTTCTTCCTCCTCGTCGGGGACATCAACGTCATCGACGTCTTCATCAGGGGCCTCTTCATAAGCAGCTTCAGCTTTCCCCAATTCGATTTCAGCGATCTCGAATTCAGCTTCCGCTTTGATGAACTTCAGTTCACACAGGCGGTCATCGGGGTTGGCCTCAAAACGCTTTTGAGCGTTGTCATAAGCAGTCGCTGCACGACCAGACCGCTTGCGGGCTTTTTCAACACGCTCTTCGGGAGTAAGCGATTTGCTGCTGCCACCGCCGGCTGAACGATGTGCTTCCCATTCATCTGAGGAAACGATCTTCCACGTTCCATCTTCCTGTTTCATTGGGCAGTGACCCATCATACGCAGGTAAGTAAACTGGGAAGCTAGGCCTTTCTCAGTCGTTCCGGTTAATTCCAGTAAGGACTCTTTTGTTGCTCCGCCCTCTTCAATTGCCTTTTTGATGATGTCTCTCATCGCCATGGTAAAATCTCCTTTGTTAAGAGTTTTGGTGTTATTGTGATTGCCCTATGCAATCATCATTTTAAATATAGCACAGTTTACACAAAATGTAAATGCGCAGCACAAGAAATTACTCAAGTTTATCTGGAGCCTGGTAATCCGCAAAAACATCAATGGCTGTTTGTTCAGCTTGGATTGCGGGACGTTTATCAGACTCACCAACGAGAGTAACTTTACCCGGTGGTTGTTCATACAGTTTCTTGAAGTCATCATTTTTCTTCAGCCATTTTAATTCTTTCTCCATCTGACTCGGAGAACGTAGCTTGGAAGTAAAGAGTTCATCAATCTCCGTATTCTTGGACAACCACTCCACTGCCTTTTTCTCATCAACCCATTTCCTGTTTGATCTACCCTCGACAAGTTTTAATCCAGGGAACTGAGTGCCTTTCATCATCTCAGTTTGGGCATAAAACAATATGCTTTTGTAGGCTTTTTCTACCAAAGGAAACATGTCGATAAGCTTGGCTAGTTCTTCAGGTGCGGGGCAGGATGCCAACACTTTGTTCGCCTCAAATATTTTGACTGCCCATTCCTGTGCATACTCAAGGCGTGTTCTGCAGTGGTTTTGTGCTTCACACCATCTACATTGCTCAATACCCGGGTTGAATAATTCTGTCTCACATGCCGCTCGATTAATGGCTATGGCAAGTGTGCCATGCACCCATTCATAGAGCTCGTCGACAGTTATCTCCCAGATGGTGAAGTTTTCTATTGCGGGTTGGACGACGTGAAGTGTAACCGTCTGCAGAGTGGTTGGCCACCCTATGGCACCAGCTGCATATGCTAAGAGCTGAGGATTTTCTTTGGCATATACGGGGACACCAGATCCAAACTTCCAATCAATAACATCAATGTGCCGTTTCATGGGATCTATGATCTGATAATCTGATGTGCCCCATACGTCCGGAATTCCCCAGGAACCAAGGTTAATTTGTGTTTCAGCTTTTACCATGTAATTTGTGTGGCCTTTGCTCTTCAGAAGAACATCAAGATAGTCCACACATTCACGTATTAAAAACTGATCATCTTTGTCAAGCTGATAATACTCTTCAGCACCCTGATCATTATAGAATCGCTCAAAGACATGATGCAGATGGGTACCATGCGCAGCATAACTACTTTGTTTGCCCGTGGATATGACTTTTGATATTTCTAATGATTCAATCAAAGCTACACTCCCAGGGCATTCAATAATCCGCTTTAACCTAGAAGGACTATAATTAGAATGATCCATTGTCTCACCTCCTTTCTATGAATTTGACTCCTACTATTAAAAGGCATAGCTTAATAGCCAGGCCCAAAATGCTAATACTATAAGAATTGCTGTAAGTTTAGACATAATTATCTCCATATTAAAAACCAAAGTGTGATTGAAAAGATTGTCATACCAAGGAAAGAACCTGCTCTTGCTTGGAAAGCTTCTCTGCTATTATCTATTAGATATTCATCCAGTTGTTTCTGTCTGTAATCATGAATAGCTTCAAGAATAGCTTCCTCAATATATTCATGAGTGTCACCTAATAAACAAATGTCACCATAGGAACCATCACGAGTGCAGTCATAATATTCTACTGCTTCAGACGCTCCTGGGTATGTACTGGTTGATCTTTCATAAGGTTGGTAATCAAACTGTACAAAGAGATCAAACTCTTCATAACCATTGTTAAATTCAACCCTAGCTTCATGACCATTTAGTTCTACTGTATACATTTTGGACTCCTTTCTTTGGGTTAAATACGCAATGTGTCACGACCAGGCTTGCCCTTGACCATGATGTCGTGACACACGACTTATTTAATCCATAGAATCCTCCTTTGTTTGAGTTTCTGCCTCCTCGCCGGCGAATATGAAGCATGCCCAGGTGAATTTTTCGCAGCTGCATTTTTTACAGCTACCGTGACCTGGGGCATGGCCTCCAAGAAGATCTCTGTGTCTGGCTTTTTCGTGACCACATTGACAGAGCTCACCAACAACTGTTTCAAAAGTGTGTGCCATTATCCCTCCAGGATTTTCTTATGAACCCAATCAGCAAAGCACCGGGTGTTAGCGAAGGTATAGTAACCACTGTCCATCGCGAGTGCAGTCATCTCTTCCACCATTGATCGTAAAGGAGTGTCGGATTCCTGCATCTTTTTGGAAAAGCCAATGTGAACATTCTTCACAGTACCGAGGGTACGGCCTGTTATTTTCTCACAAGCTTTGATTAGGTCAAGGACTTTAACCATGGTTTCGGTTTCAAGTGCTTCAATCTCCTGGATTTTAGTGGGTTTGGTTACAATTCCCAATTGATCCTCCAATTCCTTGATTCTTTTTGCCATCTGTGCTTTAGTCATTTTGCAGTTTATCCTTTCAAGATTTTGATAAGCACAACTTCATTGTGCTTCAGGTAGTTGTAAACCACATTTGATACCTTTGCTGCCATTTCTTCTTGCGTGATATGGCCATTCATATACTGAGTATCAATGTGCATTATTGCCTCTTCGGAGGTTTTGTCAATCTCCAAACCGTACTCACAATTAAGTAGCCTTGTCATGCTCAAAATCCTCCGGGTTGATACCACCAACATGCAGGACCATTGTGATATCATGTGCAGGTCTCCCAGACTGTCGGGAAATCTTCTGTGGAAAGTAAACAATCCAGTCTTTGCCATCAAATCGTGTCTCATACTTATCACCACCCATATTCTTGGCAGGATTAAGTAGAGTGAAATCAAATGTATTTCTCACGGGATCCTCCTATCATCTTTTCTAAAGACTCTTTCCAGTCTTCTCCAATTGATTGAAATGAAGTCAATCATTTTTTGATCTACAATAATATCAAAAATTTCTGCAGTGACTTCACGCTCTCGCCGCCTGATAGCTTTCCTTTCAGCTATCAAATCTACAATGATTTTTTCTGGTGTCATAAACTTTTCCTTTCATGTTGTAGGTTGACGTTTTGCTACGGTTAATCCACAGTATGACAGGAACAAAGCTCCTGTCATACGATTGATTAACAGTTGTTCATGTAGTCAAGGACAAATTGGGGGTTAAGCTGATCAGCGTACTTAACCCAAAAGAATGCCTTTTTGTAGTTTTTGGTTTCCAGAGTTACATTACCTTCTCTGCCAAACCTGACCACCCATCGAGTGTCCCACCAAAACATTGTCACTTTCACAGTTTATCTCCTTTCTTGTGGGATTAGTTAGTGACCAAAACGAAATCAGCTTTACGATTAAATCTGATTTCAATCTTATCACCTGTTTTGAAATCACGTTTGCTGCAATATTTGCCGCCACCCATGATATTCTCATATACAAAGTCCTTGCCATTATCCCAATCATTCTTTGCTGAGGTACTATCCTTGTAATCACGGCCATAAGCAGGACTGACTACATGATAATATGTAGGATCCTCATCCCAATGATCATCACAATCACAGTCAATAAAGTAATTACACATGATTTTCTATCCTTTCTTTACATTGTTCACATCTCAATGATAAATCTTTGTAAGATTGAGAAGCTCTAACAAACTTATTGTAATGTTGTGGATAAATAGATTTGAAATCAGGAAGTTCAAACAATGGGCTTTTATGATTCATACCTCGTTTAACCATTTCAACAGCTAAAGCATCATGTCTTTCCCTGAATCCCTGAAATTGAATTTGAACAATAGGAGAAAATCTACCATCAACACTATATCTTTTCTTAAAGGTAGGTATAAACTTATGAATTTCTCCATGTTCACCAAGAAGATGTTTATCACATAAAAGTTTTGGATTAATCATCCACATTCTCATTTGGCCCTCCTTTCAAGGATTCTAAATAAGGTTTGCCATAATAAAGCTTAGGTTTAACAGAAAATCTGCCACATTCAGAAAGAAATGGATTTGTGATTGTCACACCATTATAAACAAATGGTCTTCCAATCATTGATGAATCATAGACAGGTTGGTTTTTAGGAAGGTCTTCATCAATTAGGTCAACACAATATTTATCATAATTGTATTCACCTTCATCACCCATGAATTGTTCAATGCAATCATACTTACAAACGGCTTCATCAGATATCATTAAGATCTTACCTGATTTCAACCAAATAATGTCAATCATTACGTGGCCGCCAGAGTTCCAAGTTTCAACCTCTTTGATAAATTCGGTTTTATCTGAGAGGTCATAATAGAATTTGTCTAATGGCATAAAGTTTACCTCCTTACCATTTATCAGGTGTAGGATATTCTTGGAGATATTCATTGATCAGCTGTTCATCACCAAGGATACCTAAATGAGTTTCGGTACCGTCAGGGCAGATACCATAATAACATTCTTCTGCTAGGTCCATTTGAATTGTACCTATGTGAATGTTATACTTTAACAATGGAAAATCTTTGTATGCTGTTTTATTCTTCGGTAGAGCCATTATTCACCTCCACGCATGCAGGGCATACATTGATTTCACGTACAATTTCTTCACCGTGTTTGTCCTCGGCTATTCTGGTTTCCACAACTTCTTTAAACTGTGGAACTCCAGGAGCAATTTGTCTTTTACATTTTTCACAGATATACATTTTTACATTCCTCCTAGCTGGAAAATAACAAAGTAGAGAACGGCAATTAACAGTATGGCTCCAACAATTTGCCAGAACCTGCTCTCACCAACTGTCTTATCAATATCAAACCATCTCATTAATGTTTTCTCCTGTTCTGACGTCTTGATTTCTTGGCCATTTTGTCTTTGAGTTTCCTTTTGATACGGAGTTTCCTCATTTCCTTGGCATCTAGTCTCCACAGCTTCATTGAATTCACCACCTTTCATTTTGTATTTAGACATTTTGTGTTCTCCAGAGTGTTTCAAACTTTTTCATTCTATTTTAATTATATCAAAATACACACCAAAAGTAAACGTTTTTCACAAGAAAAACTACAAATAAGTCCCTAAAAAGCATCTATAAGTTGGGGAGGCATAACGTACCGTACATATTGAGTTTGTGTTATAATTCCGTCCTCAATGTATGCATTTTTGCAAGTCTTTAAAGGAATTTTCTTGTCGACTGTATCAGTATATTTACCACACAGTCTTTTAAGAGTGTGTCTTAGTTCGGCAGGTTTAATAAAGATTTCTGGGTATCTTTGTTTGATCGCTCCAGTAATATCTGATATTTTCAAAAGGTCATTGTTTGTCTGCATATTTCCATTGTCATAATTAATTGGTTCATCATGGATTGTCATATCAAAGTCAAAGCATTCCCGCATTACTATTTCGAGGTTTGTCTGTGATCTAAATTTCTCATTAGCCAAGTATTGTTTCTGAAGCACTCGGCCAGATAGTTTCCAAGGGTATATGCCGTTCATCATTGCTTTTCTTCCCTCAGAAATATATTGTCTATAAAAGTGATGCCAATTGATTGATTTCATCGCGTCCGTGTCGATCCATCTGACTTGGACTAATGCTAACCGCCGATTACTATCTTGTTCAAATGGGAGAGACTTCTTATTAGTGGTACCCACTAGCACTGCATTCTTAGGTTCTTTCTTCATGGTTTTCTCATAGATAGGTACATAATCTATGGTATCAGAAGTTACTAATGATTTGAACAATGAGTCATTTTTCTTATTGTAGAATATCTCAAACTCATCAACTACTACCAGGGCAGACGATACTAAAGCAGCACTGAAGTCTCGTATACTCTTAGCACCTCCCAATGTCTCTGTTGAACTTGTGACAAAATGACTTCTAAATTTTGCCGGAAACAACATCGACCAGAATGTAGTCTTTCGACATGCTTCAGGTCCCGTCAATATCAACATAAAGCTTCTTTGGGAAAAGGTTCTATTAGGATTGTATATTGGCATTGTCATTTCAAAGAAGAGTGTATTGAAGAATGTATTTACCATTTCTGGATCTTGGGTATCTGCTAAAGTAATACAAGACATTAGATAGTCAAGATTAGATTTGGATATGTCAGTATTCTTTTCGATCATATCTTCAGGAAGTTCATCAGGTGGGGTTTCCAACCACATTTTAAAGAGGTTTGTTTTAATCACACGTTTTGATATGTAACTATCCAATAATTGTATGATAGGGCCTTTAGCCACATTAAGATAACCATTTTGACCGGTTAAATCCCATATACTTGCTTCTAAGGCAGATCTAGAGAATGGTCCTGCCATTCCAAAATACATATTAACTTCCTGGAATGGTAAAAAGTATTTACTGAGAATTTCCTTACTTGTCTTAATATAAAAGTAATCACCAAATACATCCCGGTATATTTCTATATTATGATAATCCATGAAATACTCAAAGTTGACAGTACTATTTATCATTGGTTTACCAGTCGGACCGTTTTTATCATATACTTCCTGGGGCCACTCAAACTTTAAGAGTTTTGCGAACTTGAAGAGAGTGTGATATGTCACCCCGTTACCTGCATCAAATGAAGACCAATGACCTATGACATCATCATCATTTTCATAAGCTTCCTCATCTTTCTGTGACCACTCAACAACAGCAGATGTCATCTTATTCATTTGACCAGTTATCGTTGCATAATGGTGACACGCAGCCATAATCTTTATCCAATAGTCATAATGGTTATAGTCCTGCTTTGTCACCGTCTTATATGCTTTCTTCACACGTTCGCTTTGGTCTAACTTACAAAGCTTTAAGGATTCCAATACCAAAGGAAGATCAGGATACTTAAATTCAGTAGGTATATCAATCACATCAGCTTTCTGAGATACATCATACCACATTTTCAGATTATACTTCGCAATCGGTTTTATACTTTCACCACTGATCTGATCCCCGGTTACTGTCACATATCCCGAGTTAATAAACAACTCACCACCTATGCACAGTTCCTTCGATAAGTTGGTACGTCCTGGCAAACCCTCTTTATCAT